GTTAAAGCGTTCAGCTAGACCTACACTTGGAGGAGCTTCTGGTGGTACTGGTGTCTATATGTCTTCTTAATAACAATATAACTATATAATACTATGCTTCGCACACTCTCAAAAAAGACTTTGCTATCATCTGTTACTTCAACAGGGGCTGGCAGTTCATTCTCAGTAGAGCGTTCTAAGGGTTGGACCTTTGTAATCGCTTCTTCTTCAGTAACAACAGGAGGTACAGTAGACATTGAAGCCTACATTGGAGGTTCTTGGTTTGTTGTCCACTCTGAAGTTGTAACCGCTGACGGTGCTGTAATGGTCAGAGATGACCACGGTCACTACGAAAAGATAAGAGCTAATCTATCTGCCAGGACTGACGGTACTTACAGCGTATTTGCAACAGGAACAACAGAGTCATTGTAATTTATAATGTCTTTAATTTATCCATATGCCGTTCAGGAAAAGCCGAACGGTATTGTAATAATTCCTAATCAATTAATTCGTCCTGAGTTTGGAGAGACTTATGCTTTCGATGAAAGAGATGAATTATTACTTACTGAGTTATTACAATCTTTATTGACTGAAGACAATGACCGTATCACAATAGACAACGAACAAGATAATTAAAAATGGCTAACAAGAAATTTACAGAACTCACTGATCTACCGAGTCCAGCAGGTGCAGATATACTAGCGATTGTTGACGATGTAGCAGGAACACCAACAACTAAAAAGGTAACAGCTACTAACCTCATGTCCCTTGCACCTGTTCAATCAGTAGCAGGACAAACAGGAACAGTCACGCTAGATGCCGATGATATTAGTGACTCTTCAACCACTAACAAATTTGTAACTGCTGCTGATGTAACTAACTTAGGCAATCTAAGTGGTACTAATACAGGAGACCAAGACCTTAGCAGTTACTTACAGAGTGTATCAGCAGGAGATTTAACTGACGGTAACTTTGATGGTGAAGCTATACTAGGATTTGATGCAAGCATTAATGACCAAACAGGAACAGCTTATACTTTGTTATCTAGTGATAACGGCAAGGTAGTAGTCCTTGATAATGCTAGTGCAGTAACTGTTACAGTTCCTAGCGGATTGGGTGCTGGGTTTAATTGTTCGTTCGTACAGAAGGGTGCTGGTCAAGTTAGCTTTAGTGCATCTAGTACTACTATTAATAACAGACAGTCCCACACAAAGATTAATGCTCAGTACGGAGTGGCTAGTTTAGTCGCTTATGCTGATGATACTTTTGTCTTAGCTGGAGACACAGCTTCCTAAGAATGTTCGTTCTTCCCACATTTAGTTTCGGAGTAGTAGCTAGTCCTACCACAATACCTGAGACATTTGACATCGCTACTTTGGAGAATGGAGGTAACGGTGCTGGTAATGATAACACTCTTACTCTAACCATACAACCATCTTCAGCAATAGCGGCTAGTGGTACAATTACATTGGCTGGACTTACAGGATCGCAGACAGCAGATAGTGGATCATTAACAGTTGGAGGTGCGGGTGCATCTATCTTTGGTTCAAGTGGATCATGGACTCAGTCAAGTGGTACATTAGTTCTTACAGTTGCTGGCGGTCAAAGCGTACCAACAGGTTCAGATACTGTTATTACATTTACTCTGACTAATCCAGCTACAACTTCATCAGGTGTCACAGGAATTACTTTAGCTTCTAGCGGATTCACAACAGCTGATATTAGCGGAACATTCTTAAATGCGATAACGCTGTTTAATGTAACGACAAGAGATACCGAGGCTAACATTAAAGCAAGCACACCAACTAATCCTAGCGGAGAAGTTAACATTGCTTATGGAACAGATACTAATGATTTTTATATTTGGGACGGAAGTGCCTGGTACATTTATAACAACGATTCTTAATAGCTATGCCAACAACAATTCCAACAACAACTTCATCCACTCGTCCAGGTAGTCCCTCGACAGGTGATGCTTACTTTGAAACTGATACGAAGAGTTATATCATCTATGACGGTGCTGATTGGCGTGTCTATAACTACGACGACACCACTGCTTTTACAAATAGGTATAAGCTGATTTTTGATGGAAGTGGGGATTATGCCTCTACTAATTATTACCAAGGATCAACAAGTGCTTTTAGTTACAGTTTTTGGACAAATAGTGCAAACACTACGAGCAGCATGACATGGATGTCGACATCTCCTACGTCTGGGAATGGAGGTGGATTTAGAGTCATAGCTCCAAGTAATACTAAGGCTTTTTATGTCTTGGTTTCCAATGGGTCTTCTACATATGCAAACAATACTGTAGGAGGTACGAACGCTACATTAGCTATTCGAGATGGGAGCTGGCATCATGTTGTTTTTAGTATTAATGGTACGGCAATTAAAATTTGGATCGATGGAGGTTCTGGAGGTAGTCCTAACTATACAGACACTTCTACGGTTTCTTATGTCGGGGGTGCTACCACACCTTTAACAATAGGAAAGAACGGTGCTAACAATGCTTACTACTACAACGGCGCGCTTGATGAGATTGCGGTTTTTGAGTATGAGTTAAGCGCGTCACAAGTCAGCGATTTATATAATAGCGGCACACCTGTACACGCCGGTTCTAATGGTTTAAATTTAAGTCCTGCGGGATATTGGCGTGGGGGTGATAACGATAACGGAACAGGTTCTACAGTTACTGATTTAAGTAGTGCTGGAAATGACGCAACATTGAGCGGTAATGCAGCAATAGCAAGTATAGGAATAGGAGAGTCGATCTATGTATAATTCACACACTTATGTTATCATTGAGGCATCCGAGGTGGACTCTGTTGATTTTAATGAAGTAATAAACACTTCCAAAGATATGCTTCGATACTCATTAGATGGCACTAAAACAGTCGTTAAGTACGAAGGGACACAACCATTCTTTCTGCTCGGTAAGACGGAATACACACACGAAGAGATACTAAGCATCTTGAGCGGTCCTGAGTGGTCGAGCGAAGACGACATCTAAACGGTATGCACGAAACAGCCCAAGGGCTATATCATAGCTTAGAGAACCAAAGGTGGTCTTTCTTGGATCGAGGTAGAACCTCATCTGAGTTGACTATTCCTTACATTATGCCACCTGATGGTCATAACTACGCTACTAAGTATTACACACCATATCAAGGAGTAGGAGCTAGAGGAGTTAACAACTTGGCTTCTAAGTTATTGTTAGCACTGTTACCACCTAACGCACCATTCTTTCGTCTTGTTATAGACAGGTACGAATTAGATAAAGCAAAGCAGGAACTAGGATCAGAGGGAGCAGAGCAACTACGATCTGACTTAGAGAAAGCATTATCAGATGTAGAACGAAGTGTATCTCAAGAAGTAGAAGTAGAAGCATTTAGAGTAGGAGTGTTTGAAGCTTTAAAGAATTTATTAGTAACAGGAAATACATTGTTATACTTACCTGATGATGGTGGTATGAGAGTATTCAGACTGGATCGTTATGTAGTTAAAAGAGACCCAATGGGTAATGTAACACACATAGCTATCAAGGAAACTGTTGCTCCTATGATGTTACCTGAATCTGTACGAGAAGAAGTCTATCGTCAAGAGAAAGAAAATACTTGTGATCTATATACTTCTGTAGTTAGAGAAGGTAATGAATTTGTAGTACAACAAGATGTAAAGGGATTAGTCATTGAAGAGTCAATGGGTAGATACCCAATAGAAAAGACTCCATTCCTACCACTCAGATATACCAGGATAGACGGTGAAGATTATGGTCGTGGATTTGTAGAGGAGTACATTGGAGACCTTAAGTCTTTGGAAGCTCTGACTAAAGCTATCGTAGAGGGTAGTGCAGCAGCAGCCAAGGTATTGTTCATGGTCAATCCTAACGGTACTACCAGGGCTAAGACATTATCTGAATCTCCTAACGGTGCTATTGTACAAGGGTCAGAAGGAGATGTATCTGTATTACAACTTAACAAGTTCAATGACTTCAGGACTGCACAGTCAGTAATGAATGGAATCAGTGATAGATTGTCACAGGCATTCCTATTGAACAGTGGTGTAGTCAGAGATGCAGAACGAGTAACAGCAGAGGAGATAAGAATGTTATCTCAAGAGTTGGAAGCTGCATTGGGTGGTCTTTATTCGTTACTGTCTCAGGAGTTTCAAATGCCTGTGGTTACTAGGTTAATGGCTAGGATGTCCAAGGAGAAAAGATTACCTAAGCTACCTAAAGACATTGTTAAACCTACTATTGTTACTGGTGTTGAAGCATTGGGACGAGGTAATGACTTACAGAAGCTTGATCTATTCCTTGCAGGTGCTAATCAAATCGTTGGTCCACAAGCAGTTGCAGAGTATGTTAATGTATCTGACTACTTCAAAAGAAGAGCCACAGCATTAGGCATCGAGACTGAAGGATTAATCAAGACAGAAGAAGAAATTCAACAAGCTATGCAGATGGCACAACAACAAGAGATGATGATGAAGTTGGGTCAACCTGCTGTAGCACCTGCTATCAATGCTGCACAGGAGCAGTACATGGCTAGTCAACAACAACAAACACAAGAAGAGTAAAGAGAGATATGGCTGAATTACACCGAGTAGAGATAAATGAGAAAGCACCACAGGAGATTGACCCTGAATCAGAGGAAGCTGTTGAGGCAGTACCAGAAGAACAAACACAACAGGATAGACCTGATTGGTTGCCTGAGAAATTCAAGAGTGCTGAGGACATGGCTAATGCCTATAGTGAACTTGAAAAGAAATTGGGATCGAACGAACAAGAAGAACAACAACAACCAGAAGAAGAGCAAAGCGATGAACAACAAGAGGACACCGATACAGAAAACACGAATACTAATACTGTTATTGCTGAAGCTAGTAAAGAGTTCTTTGAGAATGATGGTGTTATATCTGAAGAGACCTATAAGAATCTTGCTGAGGTTGGGTTACCGAAGGAGTTGGTAGATAGCTACGCTGCTGGTCAACAAGCATTGATGCAAAGTGAAGAAGGAAGTATCAAAGCTGTAGCAGATGGTAATTGGGATCAAATGGCAGAGTGGGCATCGAACAATCTTACACCTGAAGAGATAAATACTTTTGATGATATAGTACAGAACGGAACAGTTGACCAAGCAAAGCTTGCAGCTAAAGGACTGTACGCACAATACAAGGCAGAGAATGGAGTTGCACCTAGACTGACACAAGGTTCAGTGACTGGTTCTGCTACTATGCCTTTCAAGTCTAATCAGGAACTTGCTCGTGCAATGTCTGATCCTCGATATAAAAGTGGTGACAAAGCTTATCACGAAGAGATTGACAGACGCATCGCAGTAAGTAACAATTACCTTTAATTAGTTTTGCTCGTAGAAAAGCCTTGGACTCCACTTATTTTTCTCCCAGTTTTTTGGTTGCTGGTTTTTTTAGGTGGATGTTCCAAGGCTACTTTCTACCCATTAGCTGGTAGTGTAGGCGGTGCAACTGTAGGAGCTTTAGGCGGTCCTGGACCTGCTGCTGGTGGTGCTGCGTTAGGATGGGGAGTAGGAAAGAGTGCTCAATTAATG